GGACAAGCCTTTATGAGTAACAATCAAATTTGTGAATTAGATCAATATCAAGAAGCGGCATTACGTACATGGAATACAAATCAGGATTTTGGTGGACGTGTTTTAAATGCAGCATTAGGGCTTTCGGGAGAATCTGGTGAGGTTGCTGATATTGTAAAAAAAGCTATTTTTCATGGTCATGGATTTGATCCAGCTCATTGTCCAGGAGAAGAAGAAGGGAATACGCATAAAATCGCTTTAGAGCTGGGAGATATCTTGTACTACATTTCGATCATGTCTCACGAAATGGGATATACCTTAGAAGATATTGCTCAAATGAATATCGCAAAATTAGCTAAAAGATATCCGGATGGTTTTAGTCGAGAAGCAAGTCAAGCGCGTGTAGATGTAAAGTAAGACAAAATTTGAATTTTATTAAGAAAGGTGATTGAAATGTCTGGAGATGAAAATCTAAAGAAAGTAAAAAATTTGTTTGTTAATAATGGTGAATACAAATTCAATGATGCACATGATGCAGAACGGTTTGCGAAGCAGTTACTTTGGAAAATCGAATCACTCTATGCGGAAGAAAATTTTCATCGGGAGTACGAAAGCTTATCGGACTTTATTGGAAGTCATCATGCTGACAGTGAAGCGTATTGGTTGTATACGGATGGTGACTACTAAACTGAACAAAAGCGTTATTTTAATCGAAAAGGAGAATGAGAGATGGAAAACCAAGAGAAATTAGTTGTTTTAGATGCAGATCAAAAGGCAGTTGCTTTAAAAGGATTAAAGGATTTGTTCTTTGCAGCACAACAAATGCATGAATGGTTATCAAAAGATAATTTAACTGAAGAAATGAAAGGGATATTAATTTCACTATCAGAGTCCCACATTTCGGATGTAGCAAAAGCAACAAACTATGACTCTAATCTTGCTAAGGAAAGAGCAGAGCGTCACGCAGATATTCGTAATGCTAATATACGTATTCGCGAATTGGAACAACAGATGGCAGAAATGAAGCCGATTGATGGATTAAAAGAGCAATTAGCAGGTTTAACTCGCAAAGTTGATGAGTGGTGGGATGAACTTGGATTCAATTACATTTCGGAAATGAGTTTTAGCAAATGGGGCGGATTAGATATAAAGTTTGGATTTCAATTAGGTAGGCTTTCAAGATCATTTAGCAGTACACCTGTATCGGATAAGGAAGAAGATGAAGACAAAATACAACAACTGCGCAATAAAGGATTTATTTTCACAGAGGAAGATAGAGAAGCGCATTTAGCTGACAATGATATAAACAAGCAGTTACTAGTACAAATTTTAGAAGAGAGATTTCCAAGCATACAAATCACAGGGATGGAAACTTGGAGCGGAAGAAGAAACAGAGAAGCGCACATTCGATATGTTACAGCTTATATCGGCGAATTACATGAAATTTAAACAAAATAGTTAGTTGAATAAAATTGGGAGTGGTAACAGTGGCTACGAGACGAGAACAGTTAGCATATATGGTTGGTCTAATGAGTTACAGCGGAAAAAGTGGTTTAGAAGCAGCTTATGAGTATGGAAAGCAGAATGGTATAAGCTCACATTTACACGAAGGGAAAGAACAAGAGTTTTTTGAAGATCAGAAGCATTCAGCAGAATGGTTAATGGGGCAAGTAATGGCATTACATGAATATATGCAAAGTGATGATTACGATAGAGCTATATACCTTATGACATTCCATTCTATCTCAAATAGATCAATGGAACTTTTGAACAAAGATATTTAGAATGCAACAAAATTCTTATTTTATAAACAAAAATAAAAGAACCCGTTTGCTATAAACGGATTCTTCTCTCAAGGACTGCAAGAAATTCAAGGTTACTGGACCAGAGCACCATATTGAATTTCTTGTGATATTAATGTATTCAAAGAAATCTAAAAGATGAATGGGGATTAAATAAAATCCTTATCTAATAAAAAATCGCGTACAAAAAATGTACACGATTATATAGAAACTATGTCTTGCGTGCTCATTGCATTCTATGTTTATTGTATGTAAAACGTGACACATCTAAATAAATTAAAAGAGCACTTTTAAAAGTGCTCTATGACTAAAACTAATATTGAAAAAGAACACCTACGATATTGTATGTTTGCTATTTAGAGATGTGCGGATGAAAACGAAATCTTTATTTGATGTATAAGAAAAAAGACAATATCCGAAGAGGGATGTTGTCTCAACAAATGTAAAATTCTATGAAAGAAAAGAGGAGATACAATAATATATACTTGTCCAGTTTAAATGTGAAAAGATTTTAAAATTAAAGAGCGCTAATCGAGAGCGCGCTCCTTATGCCTCATTATAACGACAGTGACGAACTCACATTAAATAGAAAGGCACTATTATTGTATGCGGGAGTATAGGATTAGTGAATGGATTTAGATAAAATCGTTATTTGAGAGAAAGGGATTATCTGAGATGAGTTTCAGCTAATCCCGAACCAATCATAGAAAGGAGAATGTATATGCAAGCAAAGACAATGCCTAGAATTATTAAACTAATAAAAGCAAATGTTTTGGCTGTACCTTTCGGAGCCAAAATAGCCAAAACAATTGAGATAGGTATCAAAATTAGAGGAGGACCGGCAAAATACAGATTGAAAAATAAGAACGCAGTTAAAAACATTGAAATGAAACCAAAGTATTCTCTCATTACGTTATCCCTTCTCGAAAAGTAAATAATACAGATTATACCATAGAGAAAATGAATCAAAGTGATTTTTCAATAAAAACGCTATTTTATTAAAAAAGGAGGGTTGCTTGTTGTCGATGTACACAACAGCAAAAACGTGGGATGAAATGATGAAAGTGGTGCATTCGTTAGAACCACCTTCATGCTTATCAGTAAATTATGATCCTGATAATGATGAGTATAAAATCTGGTGCGGTAATCAACCTTATTATTTTTATCAGGATGAGATTGAAAAACTTGATGATGAAAAACGTGCCCTAAAGAAAGAAGTTAAGAAATTACGTTCATTAGTTAATAACCTGATAGAAGATTAGTATAAAAACTTCATTTTAGTAGAAAGGGAGAACAGTCCATGACAGATGAAATGAAAAAGAATCTTGAATTAAGACGTAAGATAATTGATTTAGGATGTGAGATTTCAGGAGATATCGATCACGGTGAATGTTTTTATGATGAAGATATGTTAAAGGATTTTTGTAAGTCTTTAGATAGGATGAAGGAGCTGGCATCAGATTATTATGACTCAAATAGAAAAGAGCTTGATGAAGAATGAGAGTTGATAAAACCTTATCAGAATTGTGGCATCTTAGAGGTAATACAGATAGACCAGTGAGTCGTGAAGAATATGAAAAAGAAGCTAAAGAAACGGCGTATATGGCCATAAACACCATACAAAAATTGCAGAGAAGAATAAGTGAACTTGAATTAGAAAATGATCAATTAAAAGGTGTAAATAAGTTTTCTTAATAAAAATTTCATTTTGTTATAAAAAAAGACACTAACATGAGTGCCTCAATTGGAGTTATATCTCTCAACACGAGTTGATACTTTCGCTTGATTTACTTGCGCACTTAATTTAATTAATAAGTCCCGGTCTATAAGTAATACATCATTAGCGTCCGCTAATTTACGGGCTGGCGCTGTGAAATAGTTGTTGGTAACAACCCATGCGTGTTCAGCGTTATAGAAACCTTTTGCTGCAACGATTTCTTGAACCGCTTGGATACTAACTTTATTACTGTAGCGTTTTGCTTGGACAATAATTTTTTCGTCATTGTTTTCTAAAATCAAATCGGCTCCAAAATCGCCAGATCCCTTTGTGACTTGTGTATTGTATCCAAGCGATTGGTATAAGGAGCCTAGGTACTTTTCAAATTGTAGACCATTCATTTGATCGATTTCATCAATACTAGATTGACGAAGTTCTTCCATTTGTAGTTTATATGCTCGTTCTCTTTCTTTTTTTATACGCATATATCCTGGTAACTTTAGTACAAAGATAATTAAAAAAATAAAGCCTGCTAATACAACTGTTTCAATCATAGTAAATACCTCTTAATTGGAGTGAATATATAACAATTAAATTATATAGCAAAATAATTATATAAGAAAACAAAAATATAGTGTGTTTTAAAACTCAACAAAATAATCCTTTGAATAGAAAGTGAGGTTAGGAAAATGGGAATGAGTGTAGAAGGTGTGAAATTCTTTTTAGAAACACCCGATGGAGAAAGAGTGGAAATCAAGGGTGGTGTTGATTGGGCTGATACTTCTCCTGGTGAAACAGGTAATTATGATTTTGACTTTACTAAAGAAATAAGTGTGCCGTGCACTTTTGAAGAACCGAAAAATATAAAAGAGCTGCAAGAGATAGGTTTTACACCACAACAAGCATGGAATATTCATTTGCACAAAGGTGAGAGTTGGAAAGAAAACTCAAAAGCAAGTTTTTTAAAGTAAATTAAAAATCAATATTGTCCGGCTAGAAAACTAGAGGACACCAATTCATTAAAGCAGCAATTCAAGCTGTTTTAAGAATAGGTGTCCTTTTTATTTTGAAAAGGGGATGGGGAAATGAAAGTACTAAAGGATCAATTACGTGAATGGAAAAAGCAATCAAAACAAGCAAAGAAGAAAAACAAGAAAAAACGAAAAGAAAAATTAAGTACTCGTGACATAGAAGATTTAATGGGAATTCGTGGACCGCGCTATGAGCGTAGACGTGGAGCACTAAGACAAAAGTAAGATTAATTAAGGAGGAACTCAAAATGAGAGAACAGTTATTTTTTAATATGCCAGTTGTAGATACAAAGAAAACAAAGAAAGCGGTAGAAGAAGTACTGGGGAGTTATCGTGAGTATTTGAATACATTGCCAAGTAATTTAATGCCGAAAGTAACGACAATGTTTTCAGAGGTTCCTCCGACATTTACGAATCAGTTTCATAGTTCTACTGAAGATATCGCTATTGAACGAATTGAATTAGAGCAGCAAAGAAAAGAATACATGGATTGGGTACATCAAGCTGTGAATACGCTAAAACCTGATGAAAGATATATTATTTTTAAAAGTTATATGGAAGAAGAAATTGAATCAGACTTAAATATTTGGCTTGAATTAGGCGTAGGAAAAACAAAGTATTATAAGTTGAAAGGTTCAGCGTTACTACGTTTAGCGTTTAACTTAAAAGTGGAAGTATACAAGAAAAAAGCAAAACGCAAGGAAGGGGTGAAGAATGTATGAATCTTGTTCAGCCCATTAGAGATAGGGAAGCAATTCAGGAAATGAAAGAGTTTTTCAAGGAGCAGAATGAAAGAAACTACATTCTGTTCCTTCTTGGTATTAATACGGGATTACGCATATCAGATATATTACGTCTTCGTATTCGTGATGTTGAGGGTTGGAGTATCTTTATTCGTGAAAAGAAAACAAAGAAGGTAAAGGAAGTGAAGATGCCTCCAGAATTAAAGAAGGCAATCCGTGAATATGCGAAGGGGCGACCGAAAAATGAATTTCTTATTAAGAGTAGGAATGGTAAGAATAAGCCAATCACTCGATCCATGGCCTACGTCATATTAAACCAAGCAGCAAAAGAGTTTGGTTTAGAACGTATTGGGACTCATTCTCTTCGAAAGACTTATGGATACCATCACTACAAGCAGTTTAAAGATGTAGCAGTGTTACAACAAATGCTAAACCATACAGATCAAAAAGAAACACTAAGATACATTGGGATAGAACAAGATACGCTAAATGATTATCAAAAGAAATTTAAAATCTAGAGACTTATATTTTTTTAGGTCTTTTTTGAATTAGCTACAAAAGAAAAGTGTCAAATTCATTTTGAAGAATTAAAGAAAAGCCTTGTTACTCTAGGAAAAAACGGAATAGGTCAATTCAACACTCTATGGTTTATAGTGAATTCATTTTAGATAATAAAAGACCATAACTAATCAAAACTACATGAAAAGAGGCTAAAAAATGATGCAGAAAAAAGATAATAAGCTTGAAGGACTGAAATGTGATGTGGTGATCTATGATGAAATGATTCGATTCGAAGATTTAATAACGATAAAAATTAAGGAGCAGATGAAGCTGGAGCAGAAGAAAACAAAATAGTAAAAAACGCGAACTATTTGCGAACTATTTACGGACTCTTTTTGGATTTTGACATGCTATATTTGTATTGTGAGAAGTGGCGGAAAACACAACTCATAAATTCCTTTGTAAACTATATGTTGTCTAAACGGTTTCATAATGATGGCACATAAAATCCGAAACCAGCAGATGGTAACGATTAAATGATACCGTTATTAGGAAGAGCTTTTGCTCTTCTTTGAGCTAACAACATCCTAGGTAGACAGAATCAGGAGAACCTGATAAGTTTTCCGATGGTGTCTGTCGCGGTTGTTAGCTGAGAGAAGATTAAAACTTCACATACCGGAATTAAAGTATAAATTAATAACCCATTTCAAAGCATCCATTCGGGTGCTTTTTATTTTGGAGGAGGATGAGAGATGGAATCTATAACAGAAATAATTGCTGATTTTGAAAAAAGAATTAACGATCTACAAAGAGATAAGGAAGGTTTAATTCAAACGTTAAATTGTGTTTCAGCAGGTGTAGACGAATTAAACAGAAGGATCAATATGTTAGAAGAGGGATTAGCAACGAAAGCGGATATAACTCATGTTCAATAAGTGGTTAAACAATCTAAATTAATAAAAAAGAAAGTGGTGAAAGTTGATGAAGAAAGCTGAACTTATTCAAAAGAAAATAGAAGAAGGAAAGTTGAGTGTCAATGAATCAAGAATATTAATGGATTTGGAACCTATTGAAACAGAGTTGTGTAATAGAATGGTCAATAACAAATTAATTGTTGAAGTAAGTGCTGATACAACTGAGGTGTTAGAAGGAATTAAAGAAGTAACTGCTGCAGCTAATGAGTGTGTAAAATCGTTCGAGAAGTTAGGTAAGGTTATGGAAAGGTTTGAAATGAAACCTGTGCAGATGTTACGCTTCAGTCCAGTTACTAAGATTACTACAAACCCAAATGAAATAGCTAGAACGGTATGTAAAGGTACGCAAATATAAGTGTGATTAAACCAATAGCAATTTCTGAGCAACCGAACGTTACGCAGCTTTATTAGACAAATTAGACACCTAAAAAAGGGAAAGGATGAGGTATAGTGGATAGCTCATATATCGATGCGCAAATTAATCAAGTAGTAGGTCAGGTTAATCAATTGGCAGACACAGTAGAAAGGGTAACAAACGAAGTAGTAATCCTTAAAGATGAGATCGCTACAATTAAACGTTCTGAAGTAATTAAAAAAATTAATGATAGCGAACCAGTCGAAATGAATTGTAAAGTTAGCGTTAATTTAGATGGGAAATCAATAGCTGAAACTACTATTGAACATACAGCGGATTCTATTCAGGTAACACCAAATGGCGTATATATAAGAGAAGATAATCGAAAGAAACAGTTTTGATTAAACCAATAGCAACTATCGTAGGCGCTGCCGTAATTTGGGTGGCGTCTTGTTTGTTGTTAAGGAAAGAGAAGAGGTGAGAGAAGATGAATCACGATTTATTATGTTTAGATGGAATACTAAGGGATTTAAAAGAAGATAAAAAACAAGAGTTATGGATTGTTGGTAACAATTTAAAGTACGCGGAAGCAACTTGGAAAAGAATAAAGAATCATTTTGGAACAACTCATGTAATACCTCGTTTCATATCTAATAGTTCATTCTCTCTTGATGGACTTAATCCAATAAATGCACGAATAGTTTTGTTAGATAGATGGTGGCAAAATAAAAACGCTGTGAATCTCTTAAAACATTTTATTCCTTTAGCGAGACAGTGTCGTCAAATTAGTAATATTTAAACGTCAAATTGATTAAGGAGTGAGGATAGGTGAATGGAGTGTGTGTAGAAAAAATTGTGCATAAAGATGTGGTAGAGGTTCTATCTAAGTTTTCTACAAAGGAACTAATTGAAGCATTGAAGCTGAAAGAAGATGTGCAAATTGCTGATACAACTAAAGATACATGGCGTATACAATATGATCTAACTAAGGCAAAGAAGTATTGCTTATTAATTAATAACTGCGATGTAGAATTAGTTCAATATCTTTTGAGATTACAAGAAGCTGAACGACAATTACATGCTGGTGTTTTTTGTGAATAAAGAATATAAAACCAAACAACAGAAGCGTAAGTTCTATGATAAAAATAAACGAGATAAGGAAGCAAAGAAGTTCTACGATAGCACAGCGTGGCGAAGATGTAGAGAGCTGGCACTGATACGAGACAACTACCGTTGTCAAGAGTGTATGAAGCATGAGCCATTGATACCAGTACCTGCTGATATGGTTCATCATATCAAAGAAAGAAGTGAATATCCTGAACTTGCATTAACATTAGATAATTTAATTAGTTTATGTAATGCATGTCACAACAAAGAGCATCCTGAAAAGGGTGGAGGGAAAAAGAAAAATAAAAGAAAGATTCAGTTCGTAAAAGTAAAAGCGAACAAAGAATTCATATAGCCCCCCTCCTTTTATTGTTCAGAGCCGTTTCCACCCAGACCGGCTGCCTCCTTCGTGGGTAGCGCAAGTGATTTTTCTAAAGGGGGGTAAAGCCTGAAAATAAGAGCTTTTTATTTCTGAATTGGTACTTTTTATCCATAAAATGTAAGTGAGGTGATATCGTGGATAAAGGATTGATTGAGAGGAAACCACCTACGCATTTAAAAAAGGTAGGAAAAGATACTTGGATTCGTATTTGGTCTGTTTTAGAAGTTGAAGGAAAGGCTGATATCAATGATCCTATTGTAGTTGAAGCGATTGCCTTCAGTTATCAAATGTTTAGAGAGATGGCAGCTAATGTTAAAAAAGAAGGTTTAACGATGGAGTATACAAATAAAGCTGGTGCTACAAATCTGACTAAGCACACTTTAATACCAGAGATACCTAAGTATTTACAACAGATTCGACAATATTTAGGGGAGCTAGGGTTGACTGGGGCAAGCCGAAAAAAGCTTCAGGAAGAGCTAACTGGAGATTCTGATGATGATTACGACAACTTCTAAGCCCTCTGAAATAGCTAAGTGGTATAAAAATTGGCGAAATGAGCAGATACAGCATTTTAATATTTTGGTAGATCCATCTCCTGAACTAAGAACAACTTGGTATGCAGAACAAGTTGTAAAAGGAAACATAATAGCTAGCAAGAAAAATGTCTGGTCTTGTCAACGTCATCTAAACGATTTGAGGAGACAGGGGACTGAGGAGTTCCCTTGGGTTTTTGATGAAGAAAAAGCGCATCGACCTATACGATATATCGAAAAGTTTTGTCGTCCATCAAAAGGTGATTATAAAAGGTTGGTTCTTCAACCGTGGCAACACTTTGTTATAGGTTCTTTGTATGGATGGATTCATAAAGATACAGGTTATAGGCGCTTTCGTGAGGGCCTTATTTTTATTGGACGTAAAAATGGAAAAACTACAATGATTTCTGGTTTATCTAATTATGCTGTTGCTAAAGATAATGAACCAGGTGCTCGTGTTTATGTTTTAGCAAATACAAAACAACAAGCTGGGGAGTTATTTGATGAAAGTCGTGCAATGGTTCAAAAATCACCCCTTCTTCGAAAACATTTACGTGAAAATCAGAAAGGTATTTTCCATGATAAAACGCATTCTAAAATTGAACCTCGTGCATCAGATAGTAAGAAACTAGACGGATTAAATACACATCTTGGTATTTTTGATGAAATACATGAATTCAAAAACTTTAAGTTAATTAATGTTATAAAAAAATCACGTGGTGCACGTAAACAACCAATGATTGTTTATATCACTACGGCAGGATATCAGCTTGAAGGACCACTTGTTCAATACTATGAAATTGCAACTGATGTTTTAGAAGGAGTTATTGACCAAGATAGAAAGTTTTATTTCATGGCTGAAATGGATAGCGTGGATGAAATTGAAAATCCTGAATTATGGATTAAAGCAAATCCTAATATGGGAGTTTCGTTAGATCTTCCATCGCTTATTGATGATTGGAATACAGATAAGCATACAGATGCTGAAAAGAATGACTGGATTACAAAACAATTTAACATCTTTGTTGATAATGATGAAATGTCCTTTGTTGGTATTGAGATATTAAAAAGGAATGAAGAAGTTATTGATATAAAGGGATTAGCTGGTAAAGAATGTGTTGCAGGTTATGATTTATCTGCAACAGAAGATTTTACAAGCGCTTGTTTAGAGTTTCCTTTAGATGATGGAAATGTTTTTGTGCTATCTCACAGTTGGGTTCCGCAGGCTAAAGTTGATCGTGATAACGAAAATATTAGTTTCAAAGAGTTTAAAGACAAAGGTTGGCTCACTATTATCCCTGGTGAGTATGTGAAATATGAGTATGTTTATGATTGGTTTGTTGAGCAATCCGAACACTATTTCATAAAGAAAATTACTTATGATCCAGCAAATGCCTATCGTTTAAATGAAGATTTGAAAGCATATGGATTTAAAACCGAACCAGTTCGACAAGGGCATTTAACTTTAAGCCCAGCATTAAAGGATGTAAAAGAATTGTTGTTGGATGGAAAAATAATCAGTAATAAAAACCGTCTTTTCCGTTGGTATATGAACAATGTAAAGCTTGTGGAAGACAGAAACGGGAACTTTTTACCATCTAAACAGAGTAAATATCGAAAGATTGATGGCTTTGCAGCTTTTTTAAATGCTCATACAGAAGTAATCCCTATGTTATCTCAATTACAAGGTGATGGAAATATTGAATTTATATCAGTTAACGATCTTTTTAAATAGAAAGGCGGTGAGAAATTGAAACTGATTAATCGTGTTAAGGGAGCGATTAAAGGAGCTTCATTGGGATGGAAAGGTGCTGGATATAACTTTTCTTCATGGTTTGGAAGGAAGTTTTGGGGTATTGATAATACAAAATTAGCTACAAATGAGACGATTTTCAGTGTGATTAGTAGATTATCTAATACGGTAGCATCTTTGCCATTAAAGCTCTATAAGGATTATGACACTGTTGTTAATCAAGTGTCTGATGTTGTGATGAATGAACCTAATCCAAACATGACCGGATTTGAATGGATAAATAAAATTGAAGTTTCAAGAAATGAAACTGGAAATGGATATGCAGCTATCATTCGTGATATTAGATTTCAAGTGGAATCATTAATCCCTATTGAATCTGCTTATGTAACGCCTTTTTTAAATACGGATGATAATAATTTGTGGTATGAGGTACGTGGGATTGAAGGAACGTATTACATCCACAATATGAACATGTTTCATGTCAAACACATCACAGGTATTGCAAGATGGAAAGGTATTTGTCCAATTGATGTTTTGAGAAATACTCTTGAATATGATAAGGCAGTACAAGAATTTAGTTTGTCAGAAATGCAGAAGAAAGATAGTTTTATTTTGGATTATGCGACGCAGGTCGATAATGAAAAGAGACAAAAAATCATTGATGATTTTAGACGGTTTTATCAAGAGAATGGTGGTATTTTATTCAGGGAACCAGGTGTCAATATAGAAGAGATGGAGCGGAAATACTTCGCTTCAGACACGTTAGCATCCGAACGAATTACACGTTCACGGGTTGCTAACGTTTTTAATGTTCCGGTTACATTTTTAAATGACACGGAAGGACAGAGTTATAGCAGTAATGAACAGCTGATGATTCAGTTTGTTCAAATGACTTTAACCCCTATTGTTCGTCAGTATGAGCAAGAAATGAATCGTAAGTTGCTGAATAAAAAAGAACGACAAGAAGGCCACTACTTTAAATTCAACCTTGGAGGACTGTTAAGAGGTGATACAGCTTCAAGAACAGCTTATTATCAAGCCGCAATTAGGAGTGGATGGTTATCACAAGATGATGTTCGTCAAAAAGAAGATGAACCGCCTGTGGGTGGTAATGCTTCAAAACTTTGGGTAAGTGGTGATTTATATCCAATTGATATGGACCCAACTCAACGGAAGGGGGTGAAAAACGGTGGCAAAGAACAAACAGAATAAGTTTTTTCAAATGAAAGCATCGGCGAATGGTAAAACGGCTGATGTTTTTATTTATGGAGAAATTACAAAATATGCATGGGAAGAATATGGCGAGGTGTCATCTATTACTTTCAAAAACGAATTGGAAGCATTGGGTGATGGCATTGAGACTATCAATCTATACATTAATAGTCCTGGAGGTAGTGTGTTTGAAGCAATGGCTATTATCGCTATGTTAAAACGACATCCAGCCGATATTATATCGCATATTGATGGGGTAGCGGCATCTTGTGCATCTGTTTTACCAATGATTTCAAAACGTATTATTATGCCAAATAATTCATTAATGATGATTCACCATGCAATGACAGGAGCTTGGGGTAATGCTAAGCAATTAAGAAAAGCGGCTGATGATGTGGAACGTATTAGCCAGGCAATGTGCCAGTATTATCTTGATCGATCTGGTGAAAAAATGTCAGAAGAAATGTTATACGAAATGCTTGAAGAAGATACATGGTTAACAGCCGAACAATGCTTAGAATTAGGGCTTTGTGATGAAATTGTTGAAGCTAACCAAGCTGTTGCATATGCATTTGATGACAAGTGGGCGAAACAATATCAGAATGTTCCACAACAACTATTACAAATGCAAGCCGATAAATCAATTATGAGCATAGAAGAAAAGGAATTACGAGAAAAAATCGTTGCAGATTCAAAAGCAAATCTTGCCTATTTAGAAACAATATTTTAAAAAAACGGGGGAATTAATTTTATGAAAACCATTTATGAGTTAAAACAAGCAATGGCAACAATTGGCCAACAATTGGCGAAAACAGAAAATGAACTGGCTACAAAGGCTATGGATCCATCAGCTTCGTTAAATGATATCAAAGTATTGCAAGCATCAAAAGCAGATTTACAAGCTCGCTTTGATGTTGTAAAACAACAACATGATCAACTAGAAGCAGAACAAACAGCTAAATTTGCTCAACAGAAAAATGTTATTACTGGTATTGAAGATCCGAAACAAAAAGAAGTAGCGGCAAAAGCAGAATTTATTCGTGCGGCAGTACAAGGTCGAGCAGTATCAGATGATGTTAAGGCTTTGATTGCTTTACCAGCTGGTAATTCAACGGGAGGCGATAAGTTTTTCCCAACAAATATGCAAAAGGAATTGGTACATGAGCCTTTTGCGAAAAATCAATTACGAGAAGTTTCTCAAGTAAGTGCGATTAAAGGCTTAGAATTACCTAAAATTTCATACACACTTGATGATGATGATTTCATTACAGATGAAGAAACAGCGAAAGAAATGAAACTTACAGGTGATACTGTGGCATTTGGGCGTAATAAATTTAAGGTGAAAGTAAAAATTTCTGATACAGTTATTCATGGTACCGATGTTGAACTCACACAATATGTAGAAAATGCATTACGTTCAGGATTAGCCGCGAAAGAGAAGAAGGATGCACTAGCAGTTACACCGAAATCTGGTTTAGGGCATATGTCATTCTATAATGGATCTGATGTAAAACGTGTGTCAGGTGAAGATTTATTTGAATCTATCACTAATGCAATTGCGGACTTACATGAAGATTATCGTGAAAACGCTAAGGTTGTTATGCGATATGCAGACTATTTAAAAATTGTTAAATCGTTATCTAACGGAACAACAAACTTCTTTGATACACCACCTGAAAAAGTAATGGGTAAACCTGTAGAATTCGTTGACGCGGCAGTAAAACCGATTGTAGGAGACTTTAACTTTTTCCGTATCAACTATGATGCAATGACATATGACACGGATAAGAATGTGGATTCAGGAGAATATCTATTTGTATTAACAGCTTGGTATGATCAAAAACGTTCTTTAAACTCTGCATTCCGTATCGCAGAAGTTAAAGTTACGCCCTAATCCGCCCCAAACTCCAACAGGATTAAAAGTTGATTCTACAACAGTAACAACGGCCAACATTAGTTGGTCTCCTGTTGTGTATGATGGGGGCATTAAAGAATATCAAATATTACGTAATGGCAAACAAGTAGGAACGTCAGTAGCAACAAATTATAAAGATACAGGATTAACAGGTGATACAACATATTCTTATCAAGTGAAAGCTGTTGGGAATAACGGATTAAGTTCAACGTTAAGCGTTGAACTATCAGCGAAAACAAGTGCTTCAGGATCGTAGGTGATAGCATGCTGGAGCTTATAAAAGGAAAATTAAAAATTGATGGGAATGAAGAGGATACAATTATCCAACTTCTAATTGATGGAGCAAAAGAAGCCTTACTAGGTTCTGGTGTTCCTGAAAGTGAAAAGGCCCTTTACAAAATAGCGGTAATTACACATGTTTTATTAAACTATGAGAATCAAGATAAATCATTAAATGTCCCTGCGTTAAAACAGTCATTAGAAACTACTATATTACAATTAAGGGACTATAATAACGGTGATAATCATGAATCCAAGTAAATTAAATAAACGAATAACAATCCAAAAGGAAATTGCAAATAAAAAAGATGAAGAAGGGAATCCAATTCCACCAGAATGGAAAAACGTTGTCACTGTTTGGGCAAGAGCAAAAACACCATTCGGAAAGGGATTTAACTATGAAATATTCGCTGGAAATACTGAAAATGCCGTACGTACAGTGAATTTTTTTATGCGATTTCGTAAGGGAATTGATTCGAAAATGCGAGTCTTATATGATGACCGACTCTTTGAAATAAAAGCTGTTGTAGATGTTGATGAACAACATCAAGAGACATGCTTGGTGTGCGAGGAGCGATCTATATGGCAGAAGTAACAACCTTTGGAATACAAGAAGCAATTCAGCGTTTTGAAGCTTTAGGAAGAAGTGTAAAAACAATTGAAAACTCAGCATTAAAGAAAGGTGCTGAGGTAGTAAGGGATGCTTTAGAGATAGAAAGCCCAGTAAGTGCACATCCAAAGCCACCTTCACCAAAAGAATCATGGAGAACAGGTAAACATGCAAAGGACGAGGTGCTTGTCGGAAAAATAAAAACTAGAAATGGAGTCAAATCAATTAGTGTGGGGTGGGAAAGAGATGATAATTCCCCACACTTTTATATGAAATTCCAAAACTGGGGAACAAGTAAAATGCCACATCCACCACATAAAGGCTTTATTGAGAAGACAGTAACTCACACGGAAGTAAAGGCAGTTTATGAGATGCGAAATGTCTTTGCAACGGCATTGCATATCGTATGAGGTTCTTAGAAAGAGATGTGTTACGTGCACTTACAACGCCTTTTATTGTAGAAAAAATTGGTGGAGAATATATCTACAATATGATTCGTGGTGACGATAACGGAAAAACATGGATTACTTATTCTGAGTTAGATAATAGTGCTAGGAGATACGCGGAGGGTGCGGAATCTACTAGCACTATTTTATTTCAAGTAGACATTTGGTCTTTTAGCCCTGTTAAGGGTGATTTAAAAGAAGCAGTAAACACTTCTATGAAAAATATAGGATTTCAGCGTATTACAACAGCAAATTTATATGAACCCGATACGAAAATCTATCATTATGGTATGAGATTTCGTACAGAATTAAAAATCTAGGAGGAAAACAAATATGGCAATTGCAGTCGATTTTAGAGATTTACATTATGCGATTTTGACAGAAACACCAGATGGTAAGTTTACGTATGCAGCACCTAAGAAAATTGGAGATGCAGTAAGTGGCAAGGCTTCACCTAAAAATGAATCCGTAACGTTCTATGCAGAAGGAGGGCCGCTAGCAACAGCAAGTGCCTTTGGTGGTGTGGAGATTGAACTAGAAACAGCGGATATTTCATTATCTACTTACGCTGAATTATTAGGGAAGAAACTAATTAAAGGTCAGGTAATTGATAATGTAAATGATGTTGCTCCATATGTAGCGTTATTATATCGTTTACCAAAAGACAATGGGAAAAATCGTTTTTATTGCTACTACAAAACGAAGTTTGAAATTCCTGAAGATGAACACAAGACAGCTGAAGACAAACCGACTTTCCAATCAGCTAAAATTAAATGCAAAGCGATCCAACGTTCAGATGGAAACTGGAGACATCGTTTAGATGAAGAAGAAACAGGATACGATGCAACTGTTGCATCGAACTGGTTTAAAACAGTTCCAACACCACCAACAGAAACGGCACCAACACTTAGCAAATAAAATTATAAAAAGGGTACAGCTTAATGCTGTGCCCTTTATTTATGAAAGGAGATTCAATTATGCAAGAAAATCAAAAAACAGAATCGTTTAAATTGGTTTTAAATCTACCCGCTGGTAAAAAAACTTTCTTTTTACCAACATACATTTCATCTACTGACGGATTTGAAGCAGCTGAATGGACAGAAAAATTAAATGTTGAAAATGTTCGTTTTGATGTACTAAAAGAAGCTACTCATTTTGTTGTTAAAGTGTTTGGAAATCGCTTTACAGTGGAAGAGTTTCTTGAGGGAGTACACATTTGGTTTTTAACATCAACTATTTATGCAATTTGTTTAGCAATTGTAGGTCGTATTGCTGAGGCTGTGGCAGTTATTAATGCTATTGACTCAAAGACAAATGCAGCAAAAAAAAAGAGACAGAGGAACAGAAAGAACCGTTCAAACCAACAGAAATGATGTTAGGTATATATAGTATGTTACAAGATTCCGGTATGTCCCAAGCAGATATTAATCAGATGGATCTAGTACTTTTCTTTAAAACGTTAGCTTATAAGAAAAAGCAAGAAGATAACAATGTAGTCCGAACAGCAAATCAGGCCCCAGATTGGTTATAAAGGTAGGTGAGACAAATGGCTGGAGATATGGAGATTGGTGCACGAGTCACGTTGGATACCCAACGTTTTGAAAATGGAGTAGCAGGAATTAATCGTGGTTTACGTTTATTAGATTCAGAGTTCAATTTAACGAGTGAAAGAGCTAGATTACTTGGTAATTCTGTTGAACAGTTACAAAATAAGTTAACTCATTTAAATGAAAAATTCACATTACAAGGACAAAAGGTAGAACATTACCGCCAAAAGATTGAACAAGCAAGACAAAAACAAGAACAATTACAAGCTTCAAATTTAACATTGGCGGCATCTATGGAACGTCTTGAAACACAGTATGATCAGGCTGTACAAAATTTCGGACGTAATTCCCAAGAAGCTAAACAATTAAAGCAAGAATTAAAACAACTTCAAGCTGAATACACATCTAACGGTCAAGCGATTCAACGATTAAATACGCAAATCGATAACAATACGATTGCTATGAATCGTGCTGAAACAGCTCAAGAGCGAATTCAAAATGAAATAAGAGAAACGAACCGTGAATTAGCCGAGCAACAAAATCGTCTTCATCGTACCGGAGAACGGATGCGCGATACAGGAAATAAAATGCAAGATGTAGGTGGACAGGTTGGTACTACCTTTGCAGCCATGACTGGGGTTATTGGTGCTGGACTTGCGATGGCTGTAAAGGAATCTATGAATTTCGAGCAGAAAATGGCTGATATTCAAGCAGTTTCTGGTGCAACTGGCGATGAAATGAAGAAAATTAGCGAACTTGCAGTACAGATGGGAGAAAAAACAAAATATTCATCTGTGGAAGCAGGGCAAGGTATTGAAGAGCTAATTAAAGCAGGGGTAAGCCTAACTGACATTATTAACGGTGGTTTAGAGGGTGCCTTGAACTTAGCGACAGCTGGGGAATTAGAATTGGGGGATGCAGCAGAAATTGCTTCTACAGCTTTAAATGCATTTAAGGATGATAACTTATCAGTAGCACAAGCGGCTGATCTATTAGCTGGTGCAGCAAATGCTTCAGCAACTAGTGTTGGAGAAATGAAGTTTGGGTTATCAATGGTTTCAGCGGTTGCAGCTGGTGTGGGACTTAGTTTTAAAGATACAACAACAGCATTAGCTTTATTTGCACAGAACGGCTTAAAAGGTTCTGATGCAGGTACGTCATTGAAGACAATGCTAGCAAACTTAATTCCAAAATCTAATGAAGCTTACGATATGTTTAGTGATTTGGGATTAATAACAATCGATACTGGCAAAGCAATGCAGTTTCTTGGAGAAAGAGGGATTAAACCAACTTCAAATTCATTTAAAGATGTAACTGGTGCTTTATCTGAGTTCGCAGCAAAACAAGCCGGTGTGAAGGTTGGATCTGAAAAAGCGGAGAAGGCGTTTCAAAAATTAACTTTTGAAACGGGTATTATGACAAATGCCTTTTTCGATTCAAATGGTAATTTGAAAGAAATGTCTGATATTGCTGAAATTCTTCAAATGGCAATGCAAGGATTAACGGCTGAGCAAAGACAGTCGTACATGTATACATTGTTTGGTTCTGATGCCATTCGTGCCGCTAATATTCTTTATAAAGAGGGCTCAGATGGTGTGAAAAATATGTATACGGAAATGTCGAAGGTAACAGCGTTAGAAGTTGCTGAGACAAAGATGAATACAACAAAAGGAAAAATTGAAGAATTAAGTGGTGCTGTAGACACTCTTAAAAAGTCATTTGGTGATGCGTTATTACCTATTTTAGTTGATGTAGTATCTGGTGTTCAGGGTGTCGTAGATTGGTTTAACAATTTAGATGAATCGACACAACAAATGATTGCAAAAAGTGCTTTATTGGCTTTCGGGATAGCAGGGGTAACAACAGCTGTAGGATTTTTAGCGATGGGGATAGGTGCTTTATTAGCAAACCCGATTGCTTTAGCTATTACTGGAGCTGTTCTTGCTGTAGGGGCGCTAGGTATAGCAATAGTCGATCTGAACGAAAAATCCAAACAGGCACAAAATGATATGGATAAGTTTGGCCAAAGAGTAAGTGACGCAACGAGTAAAGCAGCTGGTGCTTATGTGGACTTAAAAGATAAAGCTATCAATAACATGATGGATTTAAAACTTAAAACAGATGAAGAAGCGAATAAAGCAGCGGACGAAACTATTAAAGCTTTTCAAAGAATGACAAATGAAGTTATTAAAGAGTTAGAAGGAAAGAAAAGCGAATTCAATAAAATGTTTAGTCAGTTGATGGGAACTGTTCCTGAGGGTGCTAAACAAACCCTAGAACAAGTGAAAAATAATGTCATTGAATCTATTAATAAAGAGATTGAAGTTGCTACACAAGCGGAAAAGATTTTGGAAGAGGGTATTAAAAGGTATCAAGGAGATACCATGAAAATGCCAAAAGATTTCGCTCAAAAATTCGAACAAGCATTACAGGTTGCTGATAAAAACGTTCAACAATTCTACACAAAAGCAAAGGAAATCACGTCTATTTCGAAAGAAATTGAAGCTGGAGGGATGCTATCTTTAGATGCTGGAAAAAAACGGTTTGAAAGCATCATAAAGGTATATGAAGATGGTGTTAAATCTTTAGAAAAGCAAACCAAAGGTTGGCGCGAAAATGTAGAAAAAGCGTTTAAATTAGGCGAAATTAAACCGGAAGAAAGAAAAGCGACATTAGATGCTATTGCACTTTATGAATCGAAGCATGTAAATGACTTGCAGACAATTAGAAATGATGGATTTAAAGTGTTACAGCAACATATGAAGGAAGAAGATTCAGAAGTTTTGGCATCACAAGCTAAAAGGATAGAAGCGGAAGATAAGGGATGGGGCGCAAGGTTCAAAGCGGCATATGGATTCCGTGAAAAATCGGCTGATTTGGAACAACGCTTTAGAAGTGATCAAGAGAAAGCTGAAAAAGATTATCAAGATAAATTACTTCGATACGAGTTGCAATATGGCAAATCTAAAATTGAAAGTATAGGAATGTATCTTTCTGAATTACAAAAGGGTACAGAATCATCTAGATTATTAGCCGAATCAATGGCAAAAGAAATTGATGGCAAAATGAAAATTGATTTAGGGCCAGCTGGACAATTCACAATTGATACATTCTTACAGAAGCTTCAAAAGGGTGAATTAGATTCTTCAGCTGTAGCAACCGCAAATGCTAATAAATTAAAAGAAGTTTATAAAGTGGATTTATCACAAAGTGGTATTGAATCCATGCAAAAATGGATCGATGGTATTAAAACAAAAGATACTGGTGAAGTAAGAGAATTCCTAAGTAAAAATATGCAAGGTAATACCACAATTGATTTAGGAATCTACGGGAAAATGACAATGGACTCGTGGATTACAGGACTTCAAACAGGGACTTTATCTTTTGATACTGTATTTCAATTCTTTCAACAAAACGTTAAAAACGGAATGAATGTCGACGCTACTCAAGAAGGTCAGAATAACATTCAAACTTTAATTAATGGAATGCAAATTGGGGCATTATCCTTACCACAAGTCGCACAGACTATGGGGCTAGATATTAAAAGTAATGTCCAAGTAGATCTTGGTGAAGCAGGACAATTTAATGTACAGACACTCGTTCAAGGTATGCAAAATGGCTCCATTAACGCTGAACTAGCAGCGAAAGCAATTGCTTTACTAGTTGAAAATGGAGCGAAGTTAGATTTAACGCAAGTTGGATCTGATATTAGTCAAACGCAGGCTAATGGTATTTCTGGTAATACAGCTCCTGAGAATGCGGCAACAGGAAAGAAACAAGCCGTAGAGGGTATCATGGGAAGTACTACAGATGGTGGTGGTGGAAGTAAGAGTGGCAGCGAACTAGGGCGAGGGATAATAAGTCAAGATGGTTATATCAGGGGGAGCGCTTTGCAAGTCGTTGCTAGTGCTCATACCGGTTTTAACACAATCAATGGTAACCCAGCAGGTAATCAAGGGGGGCAAGGATTCGGGAGTGGTATTGTAAATCAAAAAGGTTATATCAGAGGAAGTGCTCTAGAAGCCGTTACTTCGGCTCATGCTGGTTTTAATACAATCAATGGTACTCCACAAGGTCAAAAAGGTGGTAGTCAGTTTGCGCAAGGCATGGAAAATACAAAAGGGCAAGCGAGATCTAGCGGTTCTAATGTAGCGGAAAGCGGTAATTCTGGTCTGAAAAGCGTTAGTACTACTAGCCCAGGTGAAGCATTTTCTAGTGGATTTGCTAAAGGTATTTCTAATGGAGAATGGAATGTGAAAAATGTAGCGTCAGCTTTAGCTCAAAGTGCTTTTATGGCATTAAAGGCTACACTTAATGTAAACTCTCCATCAAGATTGACACGTGATCAAGGTGGTAAACCTTTTAGTGAAGGATTTGCTCTGGGTATTCAAAAAGGCTCTTATATGGCTGAACGTGAGAGTCGTACGCTTGGTTCAAAGGCAAATAATGCTTTAGTAAATGAATTAGCATTAGGGAGTAGTTCGAATAAAATGCTATTTACAGGCGTTCAAATGGCAAATGGAATTGCAGAAGGGATTAAAACGCAATATTCTGTCGTACGAGATGCATTACAAGATACAGTATCAGGAGCTGTTAATAGTATACGTTCTTTAAAACCCGAAGAAATATTTAACTTTCAAGGTGATGACCCATTAACTAAATATTTTAATGCAATCTTTGTAGATGGGGATTGGCAAAATGATTGGATTACACACATACCTGAAAGCATGCGTGATATGGTCAGAGAAATAGGTCGTCAAATGGAACGGTTCGAAGGGCTCTCTATTTATGATGTCGGGAACCTTTCTAGATGGAGAGAAGTGCTATCTGACAATCCTAATGTCGTTCAATATAGACCTGATAATGATAATCCAGATAAACAACCATATACAAAATCAGGCCCAACATATATAGAAATTCCAGTCATATTAGACGGAAGAGAAATAGCTCGCGTAAGTCATCCTTACGTAACTGAATATCAGAATAGAGAAAAAGAAAGAAACTCAGCCTTTTAGATTTGGGTTTCTTTTTTGATAAAAGGGGTGATAAGATGAGTTCTTTTTCATTTAATGGGGAACGGAAGAGTTATATTCACATCGAAAGAGGATGGAAAAGACCAATATGGGCACCGTTAAAGAGAAGTTTTTTAAGTGTTCCGAATTATCCAGGAGCAAGATTATTGAATACACAGACTGAGATGCGTGTCTTTTCTGTTCCAATTGGTATTATTGCTCCACTTGGAATTGATATGAAAATGATTAGTGAAGAGTTAGCGAATTGGTTAATTACAGATCAGCCGAAAGAGCTTATTTTCGATACAGAGCCTGATAGAACCTATTTAGCTGTTGTAGATGAAGAGTTCGATGTTGATGAATTTGTAGATATTGGGAAAGGCAACTTGAAATTCGTTTGCTCAAATCCATATAAATTAGGACCGATTCGGACAGTAGGATTTCAAACGGATGGTCCTGGATTAATTGCTAACGTTCAAAATAAAGGAACTGTAGAATCAGAGCCTATTATTGAAATTGAAGTTGAAAATCCTTCTACATTTTTAGATGTTTGGAGGGGGAATGAATACTTCCGAATTGGTTATCCATTACAAGTAAATCAACTTCCAGTAGAACGTAAGCAGCGTGTAATGTGGGATGAAATGTCTACAATAATAGGTTGGACAAATGTATCGGAATTTGAAGACGCCAAAGGTGGCGGTGTACTCAAAACAAATGGACATCAAGTGTATGTAACTGATTATGGGGATAACAGTTATAAGGGCCATCATGGCGCAATTCTAAAAAAAAGTATTCCAGGTGGCCCATTACAAGATTTTATTATGTCTTCATACGTGAGATTCATTAGTTCTAGCTACGTTCAAATGGGACGAGTTGAAATAGCGTTATTGGACGAAAGTAGTAAACCTGTTGCTCGCTTATCAATGAATGATGTGTTTTGGGAAGCGGAAGAAACGCATGGGTTCGCTAAACTTGCTTATCCTGGTCATCCAGCGGAACAAACCATGATTAATACGCGCGGTAAGTATTCAAACACTTGGAATAACTTCTACGGTAGATTGCAAGTATATCGAATCGGGAATGAATGGGAATTTTTCATTACAAAATTTGCTGAAGGCACTGAGATAGATGATGCCGGAGCAAAAGCGCGTTGGGTAGATACAGATGGGATTTTAATGAATAAAGTCGCGCAAATACAACTTTCTATCACGCAATGGTGGAATAACGATCCAGCGCAAACGATAACAGTTGATGATATCAAGGTTTGGAAAGTAAACCAAAATACAAGTGATAACCCTCCTTACATTATTGAACAAGGGGATAAAGTTCGAATTGATACGGAAAAAAGTCTTGTGAGTATCAATGGCGCAAGTGCAATTAATTTAAAAGATTTATTTAGTGATTATCCTAAAATCGATAAGGGCCAAAATAAATTAGAAATTATGCCAGCAAATATCGGAAAAGCAAAGGTGATATACAGGGAGAGATACAGATGAGAACACCTAGCGGTATACTTCATGTCGTGGATTTTAAAACAGAACAAATCGTTGCAAATATCCAGCCAAAAGATTATTGGGATGATAAAAGGCATTGGGAAATCCAAAACAATATCGATACTTTAGAATTCAAAGTATTTGATAATACAGAACATGCAGCGACACTCATACAGCAAAATTTAGTGTTAAAAGAAGTACGTGATGGCCGTATTGTTCCTTATGTTATAAACAATGAAGTTGAAAAAGATTCAAAGGATAGATCGGTCACTATTCATGCTTCTGGTGCTTGGGTTCAAATTTCTAAGTCGGGAATTATAAAACCTCAAAGGATAGAAAGTAAAACAGTAAACGAATTTATAGATATAGCTCTTGAAGGTATGAAATGGAAACGTGGTAAAACTGAATATTCTACATTCCACACTATGACAATCGACGAATTCATTGATCCGCTTACGTTTTTAAAAAAGATCGCTTCTTTATTCGATTTAGAAATTCAATACCGTGTTGAAGTAGTTGGTTCACAAATTGTCGGTTGGTACGTGGATATGGTGAAAAAACGCGGTAGAGACACTGGTAAGGAAGTAACTTTAGGAAAAGATTTAGTCGGCGTTAGACGTATTGAACATTCTAGAGATATTTGCACGGCTTTAGTTGGATTTGTACGAGGCGAAGGTGACACGATTATCACGGTTGAAAGCATTAACAATGGTTTACCTTACATTGTAGACAATGATGCATTTCAACGATGGAACGAGCGCGGTCAACATAAGTTCGGGTTCTACACACCAGAAACAGAGCAACAAAATATGACACCACAACGTCTTATGACTCTGATGAAAACAGAGTTAGCAAAACGCGTTAATACTTCTATCACTTACGATGTAGAAGCAGTTGCTATTGGACGTGTATTTGGCCTGGCTCATGAGTTAATTAATGAAGGAGATACAATCCGAATTAAGGATACTGGATTTACGCCTAAATTGTATCTTGAAGCACGTGTGATTGCTGGTGACGAATCATTTACTGATCCTTCACAAGATAAATATGTGTTTGGAGACTATCGTGAGATTGTAGATCCAAACGAAGAATTACGAAAATTATATAATAGAGTACTTGCTTCTTTAGGTAATAAAGCCAATAAAGAACTATTAGAACAACTAGAAAAGTTAGCAGAAGAAGCAAAAGGGACAGCCGAACAAGCTCAAAAAGAAAGTAAGGCGGCAAAGGATATAGCGGAATCAACTCAAGAATACATGGAGCAGAACCTTGTAGATATCATAGAAAGTGCTAACCCACCAACAACAGGTCTTAAGCCAAATAAAACACTATGGCGTGATATTAGTAATGGTAAGCCTGGTATTTTGAAAATATGGACAGGTACAGTATGGGAACTTGTTGTTCCAGATACAGGGCCATTACAACAAAGTATTAAAGATGCAGAAAATGAGATTAATACTTTAAAAGATACAGTGAAAGATATGCCTGATAAGACTTGGCTGAATCAACAATTAGAGGGTAAAGCCGACATAGAAGGTGTTTACACAAAAGATTGGGTTGACCAAAATCTTATTGGAAAACAAATTTATGAAACAGACAAAGAAGGTAATATTCAAAAATTCACTGATTTAAGAACCGATGTAAATAGGAACGCTGAAGGAATTAGCAATAAGGCTGAGAAAACCGAAGTGACTCAATTAGGTGAGAATCTGACAAGTGTTAAACAAACGGTTAACACCGTGAGGCAAACAGCTGAAGAAAACACATCTACAATTACAAAGTTAGAAGGTTCAATCAACAATGAGAATCATTTATACGACTCTTCCGCTAACAACGTGCGGCCTAAGTTTGTTAATGGTAATGATCCAGTTCCTTCTCACTTCTATCAGACACTTCAAGGGTACGAAAATGATTACACTTGGATGACTTGTACAAACTGGACTGATTCTTTCTTCCAAGTTGGTGACTACTTAAGTGACAACTTGAGAGGGTTTGATAGAGACAAGGATATTACTTTATCAATGGATTTATCTTCAGAGTGTCCCTTTGTAGAAATCATGGTCTTCCAATATGTAAATGGTCAGTGGACAGTTCCTACTAACAAGTTTTGTGCTACTACTACAAGTTGGAAACGTGAAAGTTATACTTTTAAGTTAGTCGAAAACTGTAAAGGATGGATGTTTCGTATTCGTTTTGATGTAAAGGAAAGTTCTCAAGATAAAAAGATATGGTTCCGTAATTTGAAGCTTGAGAAAGGTTCATTCGCAACTCCATGGTTAACATTAAATGCATCTACTCATGAACTTAATCGTCAAACTAATGAAATCAAACAAACAGTTGATAGCAATATAGCTACAATCTCAAAAGTACAAAAAGACCAAGGAACAATGCAATCAACCCTGAACGAAGTTAAACAGACTACAGATTCAAATTCTCAAACAATCAAAACGCTAACACAAACGCAAGGCGAACACGGACAACTTATCCAAGATAATAAAAGCTCTATCATTCAGTTAAACAATCAGATTGAATCCAAAGTATCTGAAACGCAGATGCAGGACTATGTAGGGAAAATCGGAGAGACTAACTTAATATTTAATGCTCTGTTTGAAACTAAGACTATCAACGAATGGGGAAATATCATTTCCTCTGATCCTAGCCTAAAAGACTGGGGAACTTGGACAGCGGATGTCACGAAAGCTGAGTTTCGTCCTAATACCCAATCTCGATTTGGTGGATACAACTCAACTATAATATCTGCGTGGAATTTCACAAGTGACTCATGGACAGGTATAAACCAAGTATTCAGTAATATTGATATTTGGAGTGACTATACATTCTCTGCTATGTACTTAACTACGAATAAATCAAGCATTGATGCCGGGGCATATGCAGAAATCAAAGCTTGGAACGGAGATACTCTTGTAAAAGCTGTTGGATTTGACTTACTGAATATACTTGAAAATGGAGTATGGAAAGAAATGAGGTTGACTATTCCTAAATTAGAGAAACCTGTAACTCACTTGCAGATAACTACTGGGATTCGTCAAAACGGTTCATTCTACATTAGTAACCCTTCATTCCAAAAAGGATCAACTAAGTCCGTCTTCTTGCCGAATCCACGAGATATCGCTAACTATGATGCAATGGTCAAGGAAATTGCAAAGAAAGTGGCTACTTCTGAGTTTAACTCCAAGGTATCGACTCTTGAAACAAGTATAAATCAGCAATCTCACCGGATTGATTTAAAGGCAGAAGCTACAGATGTTTATTCGAAAACAGAAGCGGACGGAACATTTGGAAGTAAGGCTATTGTAGAATCTCATACTTCTCAGTTATCTGTAATGGCCAATCAAATTAATTCTACAGTCAAAAAAGGAGATATTATCTCGTCTATCAATCAAACAGCAGAAGAAATTCAAATTGATGTTTCAAAACTTAGCATCAACGCAGATACCATTGTAAAATGGCTTACTGCACAAGGAATAGATGCCAATGTAATTAAAATTTCTGGTGATGTTGTAACGATTGATAAAAGCGGTATTACTGTTAGAATGGCTAATTTCCTTTATGAAGATGAATTCGGGAAGAAATATTCTGTTATGCCAAAGAAAAACCTTATTGCGGATCATATGTTTTCTAGTATTTCATGCTATTTACCAACGAATAATATGAGAAGAATCCAGCACAGCCCTGAGTGGAGAATAACAGGCGAACCGTATATTGAAGATAACTATACCGATTTTGGTTATGAGCAAATGATTAACGCAATGCGTATTAATGTACAGCATTGGATTAGATATCCGTTGTTTAGTGGTGTGAAAAGGGGTAAGAAGTATACTTTATCTGCTCATTTCCGTGCAGCAACTTTGAATGGGAATATCACATCTGATTATCCTCGTTTACGGGTTATAACAGGGCACTTTGCGCCGGATGGACGACCAGTAGAGGATTTAAGGTTTGAAAAAGCATATGATGCGCCAGGAAGAAACATAGTTCGTTATTCTAACACTTTTACAATCCCTGATAACTTTCCTGATAATGGATTTTGTTATTTTGACATTTATGGCGCTGGGGATTACGCAAGTAATATGGCTGTATGTGTATCGGGTGTGCAACTTGTAGAAGGTGATTTACCAGCTGTTTATAATTGGGATACTACCATTGATAATATTGCATCCGGTTATACTCCCGTGCAATCACTATCTATAGGTAATAGAGATACATTTTTGGGTTATGGAGTTACCTCGCCTGAGTTTCGAATTAGCACGAATGCTGATGTTCATTTTAACAGAAAAATATCAACTTATGGAGTAAACGTTGGAGGACAACCATTTGGATCTTATGGATCTATCTTTTATGTGAATGGTGCATCTGGTTGGTCATTCTATACGATGGGTATTGATGGTAACTGGAAAACTTGGAATGGTATATAAAAGGAGAGATATGAATGGAAAACAACAATATACAAGGAACTCCTTTTATGGGGAGATTAGTAGATGCGGAACGTACTGAAGGTGGGGTTCTGGTACAAATACCTTATGATATGTTGGATTATGCAGGCCTTCAAGAAAAAGAGCAAGTGGAAGTTTGGGGTACAATTGATGGAACGTTAAGTATACGTATTGCAACGAAGTGTGAGGTTTGTAATAGAGGGGCTCGACTTTTTGAATTACAGGTAGGAAGAAATGTAAAAAAAGTCTGTGCAGAAGATTATTATAAGCTTACAGGTGAACAGCCACAAATAACATTAACTGAAAACAAACCAGAGCAACCATAGGTTGGTCTTTTTATTTTGTACAAAATACGGCATTTACAAAAAAACAAAGTGTGCTTATAGCAGGCTTTTTTATTTTTCGAAAAAGGAGCTGAACCGATGCAAGAAATTCAAGATTTAAAACAAGAGATCCTCCAAATCAAATCAGATCAGAAAGACATGCAGCGTGATATTCGCAACTTAGAAACACGTACTACTGTTAATGAAAAGGACATTGTAAATATAAATAAGCTTCTTGATAAGATTAGCGCCAATACTACATGGATTCTCCGCATTATCATTGGGGCAATTGTAGCTGGTTTATTAGGATTACTAATGAAAGGTGGCATGTAATATGTCAAAAGAGAATATCAAAAAACGATTCCGCAACTGGAAAACATGGGTTGCGGTTTTTTCTTTGCTTGGATTTTTGTTTACGAAATTTGGTGTACCAGAGGCTAAGAGCTTTTTGGATGAACTGGCGCCTTATTTGTTAACTGTTGGTATCGCTTTAGGTATTTGGTCAGATCATGACGATAATCAAAAAGGAGATGTTGAGTAATGGAAATTAAACAAATGTTAGTTCCGCAAAGTCGATATGATGTCTTATGCCCGTACGAGATGAATCCAACCGAAATTACTTTCCACAATACGTATAACTATGCTCCAGCTATAAACGAGCGAAATAATGTCGCTAACAATAGCACTGGAACATCATTTCACATTGCTGTGGATGATAAAGAAGCTATTCAACTAATCCCGCTTAACAGAAACGCATGGCACGCTGGAGACGGTGCTAACGGCAGAGGAAATCGTCATAGTATTGGGGTTGAAATTTGTTATTCTATGTCCGGTGGAGAAAGGTATCGCAAAGCTGAATTGAATGCAGTTGAAATTGTTGCTCAATTAATGATTCAGTTTGATATACCAATTAGTAAAGTTAAGACTCATCAAGAGAGAAATGGGAAGTACTGTCCACATCGAATGTTAGATGAAGGACGTGTTCAGTGGTTTAAAAATCAATGTGCAAGTAGAGCATCTAGTATTAAAAAATCAAATAAAACACAAGAGACTGGAAAGGTGGAGATTATAGTGAATAAATTTAATAAAGTTGTTACGTATGAATTTGGGACAGCGTTAGTACCAGAAATGTTAGGAATGATGGATGCTCTTGGTTTTACATCTCGCATCGTATCTTTTGGTGATAAACAAGGCCTAGTTCGTTTTGAAACAGATTATAGACAAGGTAATGAATTAGACAAAGCTACAGCGTGGTTAGATGCTAAAGGACTTAAATACTTCTATACAAAAGAATAGTTTTATAAATAAAAAATATTATCTGATTCTATAAGTAGGTAATTATATCTTGAATTTCAGATTTATAAATGTTAGTGTAAATATACACCGTTTCTTATTTATCTATGAACCAGTATCTGTAGAACGAATAGATTAATTTAAAAAATCCCCTTTCGCACCAATATGCAGAAGGGGATTTTTTTATTAATCAATATTGTTTAGTTAGTACATGTAAACCAAATGCTCCGTTTTTGACCACTGCCCACAAAAATGACCACACACTTAAAATAAATTAAATTCATTCAAAATAAAAAGAGGGCATTTGGATTTATTTTCTTTGCAGAAGAATGCACTATAGTAGTATAGGGTACACCAAAAGATATGATATACTTTATACGACTCATGTGGAGTGTGTGGCTTGGCTTAAGTTGGTATAATAGGAAAGCAGTTGATATAGGAAAATCTATACCATCTGCTTTTTGGTTTACAAAAATACCATTCAT